TATAAGTTTTACGTCGCTCTTCTTCATGCTATCTCCATCCTTTAGGCGTGTTGTTATAGGCTGATGTCTTCTTGCTTTCTATTGTCATTGACATAATATGAATTTCATCATTGCTTCTTACGCCTATTTTGAAAGCATTTCCTACCGTGTTGTCTGGGTTTATTCTTACCCTATATGTATCAGCCTTCCACTCGCCTTTCTTTATGGTAATTGGCTTCGACCATATCTTTGTGTCCTTGCCGTTCATAGACTGCAAGAAAAGCTCCACTGTCACTTCTTCTTTCGGTTCTGTGTCATAGAATACTATGTCACCGAATACAAACTGATAAAGTTGTCCGCTGTCACCTATCCAGTCTGTTTCAACGTCTATCGGAATTATCTCGCCATCTTTCGGAGAGTATACGCTCCACTCACCATCACCAATAAACGCACAACCACCTACTATTGATTCAAGTGAGATGGCGTTAGTTTTTGGGAATAAAGCAGAGGAGTCTCCGCTCAGTGCCAATACGTCCCCTTCACTGTTCAGAAGATATAGCGTCTGGTTATATGAGCTGAAAACTGATGAGACAGGCTCACCAAACATTGATATAGGCGTAGTTTTTGTAAGCGTGTTTGAGCCTGTAAACGTATAGATTGCCTTGTCATAGTCGGAGTAAAAATATGCTTCCGTTCCAGAGTTTGCAAGGAATTTCATACCTATCGCATAACATACCAGCTCATTGGATGTCGTCTGGTTTATGGAGCCAGTATAGTAGATTGCCTGGCCGTCATAGTAATATGTTGACGCATAGATTGTAAACACCGCATTACTGTGGTATATCTGCGTAGCGGCGTTGTATATTACATAAGCCGTGTTGTTCCTTACGTATAACCTTGCGTTATATGTGTCCGGCAACGTTATAGTTGATGAAATATAGTTCACTGAGCTGAAGACGCTTCCTACGCCTACCGGCAAGATTATTATGTCGGCGGAGCTCCACCACGAGTTGTCAATAAACTTGGTGTTCTTGCTCTTTACGCCATCTATAAGGCTATAACGGTATAGGATATCCGTAGTCATCTGGGTGTGCGTATAGTATACTGCCAGCTCGTCGTTTCCACCTAAACCGTGGGTCATAGGCGAAAACAGAGGTCGTCCGTCCTTTACGACAGAGTTGTTGAATTCATCGAGGTTGTCAGAGTCTACGAAAAGACTTGCCTCAACCGCAGGTAAGAGACCACTGCTTGTCGGAATCTTGTCATCGAGGTTTACGTTTACGCCTGCCGCTTCATACCAAATATCGTTATAGGCGGAGCCGTCCTCACCCAGTAAAAGTTTCATATTCTGGATTCCGTCTGGAACCATTTCGTTTATGTAAGGCACTGCTCCCCTTATGACTTCATAGGAGTCGTCCGACTTGCTTTCTATAAGGACGTTGTTCAAGCCTACGGTGTTTATCTGGAACAGATAGTCCGAAATTTTGGATATCTTCAAAGCTCCTTGTCCTTCAAGCTTATACTTGAAGTTGTCTATAAGCAGGTCGTTTTCACCCGTATAGTATATTCCGGTATATTCTGTGCTGAACGGCCCGATTGTGGTTCCGTCCTTGGATACACCCGCAAGGTTGTCGCCATAGTAGTGAAGATTCCATCCGTTTTCTTCTCTTACAAACGGCAAGCTGCTTACATCAAAGTCCACTGTGTGGATAAAGTCGTTCCATGTGTTTGCGTCTATTTCGTCCTGGGTAATTATGTGGTGCCTGAAATATCGGTCTATATTTGGGTCATACCAGAATCTTGTTTCGTTGGCTACCTCATCACCTATACCCAGCTTGAACGAGTTTCCGGATAGCGTATAGTCCTTTATAGACATACCCAGGGCATCTATAATTACGCTTCCGTTGTTTTCACTGTCATAGTAATATTTGTAAACCGCAGGTTCTTCCAATAAAACCGGATAAGAGTCGTTCTCAACCTTTGCCCTTCCGAACCATAGGGTCTGATATTTTGCCTTGTACCATCCACTTCCATAGTCATAGTCCACGCCTCGTCTTGCTACGATGTTTGTAAACATATACTTACATGGGAATATGTTGGAATATTCGTCACCGCTCTGGTTTCCGTCAAAAACGCCTGGGCTGTTGTTGTCGCCGATGAGTATACGGCTGAAAGTGTCGGTCACGGCTCCTTTCAATATGCTTCCTGCGACATAGTTATGTATAGTGTCGGAAGAGCCGTCCATTGGGTCGATGGAAAACAGAATCCAATAGTCTACATTGTTTCCAGACATTGTATTGGAACATGCCGACTTGTCCGTGCTTGACAATAAAGTGTTTTCCGCTTTCTTTATGCTTGAGGTTGCGTTAGGGTCAATTTCCCACCTCAAGATTCCATTGGTAAGCCTTGTTGGGGTAAAGTAGGATATTCTGCTTCCAGACGCATAGTTTACTGGGATAGGCTCACCGTATATTTTTCCGTCGCTTCCGACTAAGCCGAAATATCGGTAGCTTTCCCAGCTGTCTCCGTCATAGTAGTATGAGTTGCATAGGTAGTGGTCGTCTTTTTCATATCCTAAAACTGCTCTTGTTCCGTCCCACCATCCGTTGTTTGTGGGAGCCTCAAGTTCCAGAAGTTCAGTGCTCTGGTCTATAGTGCAGAGGACTGTGCGTCCTTCGTTTGCCAATGCCAATACAGGAATATTCTTGGTAAAATATGCGTGGGATGCAATAAGGATTTCCCAGTTGTCGTCATGCACCAGATATAGAATGTTGCTGCTTTTATAAATGTAATATGGAGTTCCATCAATAATGGCTTCGTCTATAAGTTTTCCTTGTATAGGCGTTTTGATTATTTCGCTTTCAACTGTATAGGTATATCCTAATGGGAGAGATGTTCCGTTTATAATAATGGACTTTTCCAGATACAAGTCTGATGATTTTATGTCCTTTGTAAGCTCATCAACTGTATATGGAGGGTCTCTCAAGTCATCCGTCACCTTGAAGAAAAGAGTATTATTTTCTGTATACAAAAGCTTGGACGCATAGTTCTGCTCAAAGTTCACTTCGCTTCCTTTGGTAGTTATGTATCCGTCCTTGCCGACCTTGTGGTAGTTTGAGAGGAGTCCTTTATATGGTAATGTATTTTTATGTCGGAATGTTGGTTTATCATCTTTATGAACAATCTCTTCATTGCCTACATCTACTTTAGCGATGAGAGGTATCTCTGTTGCCATTGTTATATCTCCTTTATAATTATTAGTTAGTAGGAGAAATCAAATATTTTCCAGCCTTGTTCTTCGAGGGTTCTTGTGATTTCTTCTACTTTTTCACCTTCCCTTACAAAATAAAATTCTTTCGTGTCATAGTCCATGAAAATTCTGTTTCCCTTTCCCACGTCCACGAGCTTGGTGTTATTGTCATCTTCCATCTCATATGATGCGTTATAGTATTCAAGCTCATGGTCGTAGTTTCCTACCAGCTTGTCGTGTCCGCTTGAATATAGCATATTTACCGCTTCCCAATATGCAATTGTCATGGGGAGGTCTCTGTTATACTGAGGGTTGTCCGTGTATCTTTTTATTACCCTGTCAACTTGGCACTCCAATCTGTGCTCGAAGTCACTGATGTAGTGACCCTTGCACAGCTTCTTTGCCATATTTCCAATCATGTCTACCAGAAGGGGGCGAATATGATTCCACAAGATTTCCTTGTCGTTTGTTTCGTTATATTCGCCCTGCCATTTCAAGTAGAGCTTACAAAGTTTTTCCTGCTCTTCCGTCAACAGCATTTGCTACTTCCTCCGGGCTTGCTGGCTCACAGATAGGGGAATCCTGGATACCTGACAATAAAAGTGAGATTGGCGTATAGTTCACTGGGTTCAAGTTGATTGCCTTTACATAACCAAAACCGTTTACGTTTGTCTGCAACCAGATTGCGACCATCTTCTTGCAGTTTGCAATCGTAAAGTGCATAAGGCTTGAGTCAATTGTGATGACTGCTTCCGCATATTTGGCGAGCTCAGTATAAAACGTCATTGGCATTTCGTTGTTCATGTAGATTGCCCCTTTGATGTGAGGCTCTTCTGGAAGACATACTTGCAAGACTTCGTATCCTTTTTGACTCAAAAGCTCTACCAGTTTCTCCGACTTGTCAATAGGATATGCCCTAAGAAGTCCGTGCTCCTGCCCTGGTTGCCTTCGTCCATCAGGTCCCGGAAGATTTGACAAGCCCCCCTGTCTGCAGAACAAAACAAAACGTGGGTGAGCTTTTGAAAATTCTTCCGCATTCCTAATGTTGTCAATTGTGTTCATTTGGAAGACCGGCATAGTCACCTGTCCGTCCTTGTTGTTGTCTTCCTTCTTTTCCTTCAGTCCTACAAGCTTCCTTGCTACATTATAAAACGAGGCTCTTTTCTTGGCGAATTCACCATCGTCATAAATGTTGTATCTGAATAGGTCGAAGTCATCTGGATTAGCCATAATTGTTGCTGACATTGCTCCTAACTGGTCGTATGTCAGTAAGGTAATATTTGGGTGCCCAGAAAAGAAAACTGAAAGCTCATTTACATAATGAGCGAACACCAAAACTTTGTCATATTTCTCTGACAACTCCAAGGCAATCTGTGCCTGCATAAGTTGTCGTCCCAAACCACCCATAACTGTGTATACTGCTGTCTTTGCCATTGTTATTTTTCACTCCTTTTTTTGTTTGATTCGTTTACTTCTTTCATAAGTTCATCATGTTTTGCAAGCTCGTTCATGTCCTTTACAAAACATTTACCTCCCCAGCGCTTCCTTTCTGCATAGTTGTAGAAGTCGCCGATACGTCTGTCCGCACAGATTGCGTTGATGACGGCAGGTGCATTCTCTGAATAGTCCGCTACCTTGTTGAAGAACTCTGCCCTTGTCGCAAGGAAAGCGTTGGAAAAAAGTTTTACTATGATTGTGTCATGCAGTGAAAGGAACATTATACCATCGTTGACATACTTGCAGAATCCGTTTTCATATCCACGTGAGGACATAACGATTCTTTGCTCGTCCGTGTCATAGTCCGTGACGAACGATGGCCAATATGTTATACCGTCTTCCTTATAATCAAGAGGGAGCGTTGTCCTTACTATAGGCTCCGCTCCGTTTTCTTTTGCAAGTTCTACATACTTGTCTACGAGGTCGGTGTCAATATAACCATCCTTTTCACCTGGGACGCAGATAACCCAGTAGTCGGCTTTTACTTCCTTTTCCGACGCACCGGTTCTAAGGTTCCGATATTCGTCACCTTTGTCCTTATACCATATTTCGCAGTCTTTCAAGTGTCCTGCCGTTGCTTGTCCGATGTGTCCCCATCCTACTATAAGGACTGTTTTTCTTTCTTTCATTTCCTATTTCCTTCCTATCTTGTTATAGATTTCGTTTATAAGGTGGTCACAAGATTCCTTGTCATCACAAAAGTTTCTGTAATGGTTCCAATACTGTTTCCAGCACTGACTAAGAACTATCCACTCCATAAAGGCAAGGTCTAAGTGCTTCGATACCCTCATAAGCTCTGGAAAGCTTCTGTAAAGGCTTTGGAGCTTCTCGACGTTATATTTAGTGGAAGATGTCTTGGATATGTCATTTACCGTGTGGTTCACGCCTTTTGTTGGAAGATAAAGACGGCTTCCCTCGTTCCACTTCTTGGTTGCTGTCACAATCATATCTTCACAAGACACTAAGTCAAGTACCTCTATGCCTTCTGCTTTTTTGGCGTTGTTCACTTCATCATAGCACTTTCTTATAAACGATGCCTTGAAGATATACTGCCAAAGCATACGTCCGTCATCACCCAGAACTATTATGTCTGGGCTATCTGATGTAAGGGAATCAAACCAACTTTCTTTTATGTAGAGGGAGATGTCATCGTCTACATCAATCATCCAGATATAGTCTGTGTCGCAGTTGTGGACGATGGCGTTCTTGGCTTCAAATATGCCTTTGGAATCGTCCGTATAAACCTTCACAGTAACCCAATCTGGCATCTGGGCTTTCCACTTTGGAAGGAAAGATTCGTAGTCCTTTCCACATAAGGTTGCAATTGTTAGTGTTTTTAGTGCTGCCATGAAGCCGTTCCTCCTACTGAATCATAGCCACCAGTACTGCCGATGGAGCCAGTGAATTCTATTTTCCTTTTTAGAATTTTCCCACACTTTTTGCAGGTATTAGAGTTCTTCTTCTGGTCGTATTCTTCCATAGGGATGGCAATCGTCTGCTCGTTCCCACACTCTGGACAATAAAACCGATATTCCAATTTATTGTTCCTCCATAATTCTTGCTATTTCTTCTTGGCTCTGTGCCATATGAACTTTAGCGGAGTTCTTGTATTTGAACGCTCCGCCGATTTCATAAGAGTTCATGTTCTTCCATTTCTTCAAAGATTCAAGTTTCTTTTTCAGTTGGGTATAATCCCACATACGTCTTTGCATAATTGCCATGAGGGCATCCATCGATAAGCCCTCAATATCGAAGTCATTAGTATACAACTTTGATTTCCTCGTCCTTGATTACGCCGTAAATATGTCCTTCCCTTTCTGGTAAGATTTGAAGTTCATAGTAGTTCAATGCTACGTGGTCGCCGGCTTTTATTTCTTTTGTTGCGTCAGGTCCTACGTCAATAACTGTGACTTCGGTCGTGACAACTTTATCACCATCTTTCGTGGTGTCTGTTTTTTCTTGGTTCAAAACATACAAACCACCTGCTGTTTTCTTTGTTGTTGTAGTTTCTTTTTTCAGTTCAACGATTACATAGTTTTTTAGTGCTTTCATGATATTTGCTATTCTCCTTTTATAATGCAGTATATTATCGCAAGTGCGACTACAGTTAGTGTCAGTGCAGTAAAGCCTATCATTCTACTTGTTCTCCACCACACGGTATGATGTTATTTTCTTGTACTTGTTTTCACGTGGTCCGAGCGGGTCGTAAGTAACTTGACCGTCTTTATCCACAATCGTAAAGTGAGCGTTATCCCAGCACGCAATCACTGGCTCGTCACCATGATATTCGTAAGTCTTGTATACTTTTTTATTTTGTTGCAAGACTTCGGTATAGAGCCTGTTTGCATCGTTCACATATCCGTCTTCCCCTACAAGACGTTTTGACTGGGCTTTGAGCAAGTAGAATATCTTGTCCTCGAATGTCTCATACCCACCTAATGTAAGGTAGCAATCCAAAAGGCACGCGCCGTTTGCCAGTTCTAACAACTGGGCTTGAAAGTTTTTTTCCATAATATTTTCTCCTTTGTATATTTAGTAAAACAATCGTAAAAGGTATACAATACACGCTGCTTTGAAAGCTACGAGCGTGAAATATACTATAGCACAAGTTCTCAAGTTTCTGTTCATTTTATTTTCCTCCAGTATATCTTTTATATTGATTCAGTTATTTCATCCTTCAACTGGTTATATTCATGAAGTGCTTCTGCCCAGTCCGTGAAATACTGGGCATCTTCTATTGTGTCATCATCTGACCCATAAACGACAACTGCCCAGGACTTTCTGGGCAAAACTTCATAAAGATAAATGTACTTATTCTTCAGGTGTCGGCACTTCTTCACCTTGTAGGTTAGATTCAGATTCAGTTTCTTCCTCCTTTTCTGCTTCTCTGAGTGCTCTGTTCCATCGCCTATCTGCCCCACGTGGGATTATGTGCATTCGGTGCAAGGTTCCCCACACGGAAGTCAGATAATTCATATGGTCTTCTATGTTTCCTGCACCTAATCTGTGGACAAAGGCACTGAATGGCACGTTCTTTAGTGGGTCTTCGATGTCATCCATTCTTTTTTATCCTCGTCTTTCTTTCCACGTGGCTTCTTCTCTTCCGAGCCAAACCCATCCGCTGTCCCAGATGCAATAATCCATCAGGTCAAGCTCGCTTAGTTTCCAATATTTAGTACCAGTCCCGACAGCCGCAATTGAAACGCATCCGAGTCTTTTTCTTTCGGCTATATCATGCAAATCTTTTAGACGATATGCACAGAGCTTGTAGGTATGCTCCTGTGCGCCCTTCCACGGATGCACTACTATAACGTCCAAGTCTATAGCGGTCTGGTTATCTACCCAGCTTGTTCCGTCTTTCTGTTTATCTTCCAGTGCGAACCAAATATCTGGATAATCAAACATCCTTTTCCACTTAGCATCAAGGCGGGCATATCTTTTACCACAAAAGTTTCTTACTATAAAGTCCGTGCCCTCGTCATGATTACGTTTACGGTCGTTGCATACCTCTACCACGTCAAGACCAAATCGTTTTGGGAGGTGTTCTGTTGCCCACTTTTCCCACTCGCTGGTTGTTTTATAGTTGTTTCTTCCTATAGTGTACATCTTACTTTATCTCCCCAGAGCTTTCTTGCCCATGTGCTTTTATCTTCTGTGTCCCAAATTTCGTCCCAATCTTCTGGAATAAATGTATCCAGTTTTTCGTTAGCTATACCAGATACTTTATACCAGTTAGTTGCAGGATAGCACTTTGTAAAATATTCATAATTTTTTTCGTCTGTGTCCAGATAGTATATGTTTTCCCTTCTTTCACCTGCTTTATGGCCTCTTGTATTGTTTTCATAATACATAAGTCTTTTTCTTTCTACCTCTGAAATTTGTGATAGGGGGATACACCACCCAGTAAAACCAGTTCTTGAGTCTACCCAGTTGAAGTCGTGGTTAGTTCCAAGAAGTGCAGGATAAAAAGCTAAGCCTTTTTCTTGTCCGTTGTATTTTGGAAGACTTCCCATAGGCCTTATAGAGTCTGAGCCAAATAGATAGTCAAAGTCTTCTCGTATACCAAAAGTAAAGCCCTTTGGTTTTTCAAGTCTGAAAGCGGCTACCGGAAAGCCTATGCAGAAAGCGTTCTTCCACCAGTATTCACCCTTCCAAGCCTTTATAAGGTGTCGGAAAGGCTTCACCACGCTGAAAGGACATATAACTATAACAGTATTTGATATTTGCAGAGCATGTTCTATGAAGTCTCGTCCGATACTGAAAGGTGGGTTCATAACCACCACGTCGTGATGCTCTTCATAATCAAAGAAGTCCATCTGTTTTACGTTATCTTGTCTGGGGTTCAAGTCCAGTAAGGTGTAGTTATATTTATTGAAATCACAAAGGTCACAAGCACCTGCACAAGGGTCAAGTATGTCCTTGGTGTTATCTGGTATCAAGGATAAAGTTGCTGTCTTTATAGGCTCTGGGGTATACCAGAAGTCGTTGTCGTGTTTGATTGTATTTGTCAAACTTGCCATAGTTTTATTTCTCCTTTTTTTGTTTATACTATTTAGTGCTTGTCTTTATATATTCATAAAAACTTGCATATTTTGTTCTTCAAAATTTTTCTATATATAAATTTAGAATTGTACTAGAGAGTGTGTAATAAAAATTATCATGTATATACATACATAATTATTATTACAACAGTAACGGGTCCCTTACGGGACATCTGTTCCAGTCACTATAACGCCGCACAAGTCTGAATTGTCTTTATATTCAGTATTGTTACAAGGTATTGATTCAATAAGATATTCTGATTTGTTATATACTACCTTGATTTGATTCTGTTTCGTTGAGTCCCTAAACTTACGATATCCCATCAACTGTGATGGTTTGATAAATAAATCATAGCATTGCTTTACTGATTTGAATGGTGTAACTTTACCTGTTACGATATTTGTTACGAGTATCCCACGTGATTCCTTTCTGTTACGATATTTGGCATAAGCAACTTTTTCTATGAAACTTACAGATTTGTTCAGATATTCAGTAAGTTCCTTGTTTTCTTCTACTTTTGTCAAATCAACTTTCTTAGCGTATTTTGTGTTGATAGAAAAAACGTGTATCCAGTTCAAATCTGTATTCATCTGACTTGTTTCATAGATAGCCAGGTGATAGTTTCCGGCAGCTTTTGATACATAAAGTTCCGTTGACTTTATTTCACAAGCCCACTGGTCTGTAAGTAAAAGAATATAAAGATTTGGTGTGTTATGGAAATATTGAATAAGGTCGGCACGGACTTTGAACTTGTTGTCCTTTATGTCTTGTCGGATGATGTAGTAGTATTTTGCTTCACCAAAATCCTTGAAGTCCGTTCCTTCAAAATATCTTACAACAAAATGCGCAAAGCCGTGATTCTTACGGCTGAACATTTCGTCAGTGTAACCTTCTGCGTTCTGTAATGATTTTGGTTTTTTGCCAGACATGGCATTTACATAGAATTGTGATGTGTGTGATGTTAGAAACTTGCTAAAGTTTGTCATAAAGGTTCTACTCCTTCTTCCAGTAGTTTTTTAGGCTACTGCTTCGCGCGAAGAAGAAGTAGCTTTATGTATAGTTAGTAGAAGTTTTTGAAATCCTACCAATCTATTAGTTTATACTACTATATTATCAAGCTTTTGAAATATTTCCTACTAATTTATTATAAAGGAGAAAATACTATGATTATGTTTTTATTTATTTTGGCAGTGGTATTATCTGGTGCAATCGGATATTTCATCGCATACGTTCAAAACGAAAAGAAGTCTAGAAAGTCCAAAAAGAAGTACAATGGATATAACGGTTGGTATGCGTACTGGTAGGTAATATGGTATTGGAGGTAGAAAATGAAAAAAGCTGGCAATAAAGACAAAAACGCTTTCCGAAGAACTAAAGAGTGGAAAGAGTTTCGAAAGAGGCTTATAGAAGAGCGTGGGACATACTGTGCTTGTTGTGGGAAAAAGACAAAGCTTCTGGACTGTCACCACGCTGACGAAGAACATTATAAGGACTTGAATCCTGACAAGTTCTTTCTGCTCTGTAAGTTGTGCCATAAGTGCGTGACAGCCCTAGAGGCTATAAAGCCAGAAAACTGGTACAAGATTCGTTCACGTGAGTGGGTCGACTTCTACAAAAGATTCCTTACTACTAAAGTGGCTTCGCCTATACAACCCACTGTCCATAAACGGTGACATTCTTCCCTTCGGTTTTTATCTTACCACGTGTCGTCACTTCCACAACCACTTGGCGACCAGAGCTATTTTCTGTTCCTACAAAGAATTGCGACCTTCCGGTCGGTGCCCATGGGAGCCGGTCGCCATCATTGACTATACCGTTCAGCACGACTATATTTCCTATCTTGTATCCGTTCTTCCAATATGTTATGCCCCGGAAACGATATTCCAAATCCTTATGTTCATACATGTCTATCGCAATGTCAACCTTTTCCGTCATTGCGTTCAGTTGGTCAGCCGTTTCCACTGCCCAGTTGATTCCGTTTCTTTTTATATTCTGAAAAGCCATTGTTATTGTCCTCTTCCACTACACAATATCTTTTGGTTTATGACATAGATTGGATTCTTTACCCAATCTTCAGAGCCCACGCCGCTCCACGTATATACGTCTATTACCCTGCATACAAGAGCCAGTGGGGAGCACGGAACTATAATGTCCCACGAACTGCACCCATCTTTCCATAGACAGCACTGTGCCTCACCACCCCAGCAGTAAGGAAGTTGGCTCCATCCTATATAGCAGTAAGGTATAGTAAGGTTGCATTCATAGTCGCAGTTCTGCGTGGCGGGATTACAGCTTACCATACATTTTACATATGGCACACAAACATATCCGCCACCACACCACTTACAATAAAACGTAGGGGCGACACAACCGTCAGGGGTGCAAAAAGTGAGAAAAGCACTGTCTATCTGACTTCTGCTTACATTGCAGAAAGTACAACTGATAAAGCACGGATAAGGCAGCTCCCACGTGCCTTGGCATTCGCTGCACATTACAAGGCAAGCGTGTATACATTCTTTGTCTGGCACACAACAGCAACTTCTCTCCATAAAGGACAAGTCCATTATGTCTTGTTGCCATTGGTTCTGACATAGGGTGGACACCTCTTTACGGCAGTTATACATTCTTGAGCTTCCTGTCCAGAGGCAGTTGGTATAGGAAGACACCTTGGGACAATCCATAGTCCAGTAGTGGTCAGTGCAATCCATTAGGTAGCAGCTTTCCTCATCGTTCCAGAATACCCATCGTGTTTCCTCACAAAACGTATATGATGTCGGTCGGCAAGTTTTCAGGCAAGAGCTGTTTATGAAAAGGTTGCCGTTCGCACATACGCTTCCGACTGGTATGACTGTGTTCTCACATAGGGACGTCGCCCAAATAGTTTCAGGGCGAACTGGTGGAGGACATTGAACAGATAAATCTGACAAACTTCCTACATAGCATATGCTATAAAAAGGCTGGACTGTCTCACGCTGCTTCGTGGTCGCTATACAGTTCTGCAAAATGTTGTATGCGGTATTGATTTTCTCTTGCGCCCACTTGTCCGGTAGGTTGGTCAAAACCATATACTATGCCCTCCTTTTCTTCAAGTTCAGCAACCTTTCGAAAGCGTCAACCTCAGTATAGATATTCCCGAATATCTGCCCATTACACTTGGTGCAAGACTGATTGTTGCATACAACTTTTTTTGGCAAATCTTCAAGGGCTTCATCAATCGTATAGCTTTCATTTCTGTTTCTGTTGCACAACCTTATGCGTCCGTTATAGTCGATGACAATGCCACGCATAACGCATTCAAAGTCGTCGGTGCGTTTTTCAGAGTAGTATCTGTTATTATATGAGTTTCCAAAGTTATGCTCTGTTATCCACTTCCATTCTGGCGTTGTTTTATATTCGTCGGTAATTGCGTTGGTATATTCCTCACGGCAAGCCTGAATAATCAAGTTCTTGCCCAGTATGTCGTATGCCTTTATAACCGTGTCAAGGTTGTCCTTTGCGACTATCGCAAACTCGACATAAAAGTTGGGATGGCTTTCGGCGAACTTCTGCCCTTCCTCTATTGTCTTGAATATGTCCGTTTCGGTGTCGTGAAGTGAAATCAAAATCTCGCCGTGAGTTCCGTCCTTGAAAGGCTCCAGCCATTTGAGGTTGCTTCCGTTAGTGGTCAGGTAAAGATATGGGTCATACTTCTTGGCTATTTCCAATACCCTGTCCCTTATGGATAAAGGCAGTATAGTGAATTCGCCACCTATAATCTTCCACCACTTCAGTAGCGGAACGCCATCTTTGCCGGAAGCAAACGCCTTGTCAATCTTGTCAAGTGACTCGTTCAGTATCTGTTTCTCTACCTCATCGTTGTGATGCTTGTACTGGTGCTGAAGGCAGAAAAAGCAGTTGAAGTTGCACCTCATAGTTGGCTGCCATCTTATGCCTAACCAATCCAAATCCTTATCTTTTGTAAGTGGTCTTTTTATAAACATTTCATTTCCTCCTTGAATATAGTCTTCCAGTTGTTATCTTTTCTAAACTGCTCCACATAGTCCAGTGACGGCCATTCTATATTGGCTTCTGAATCAAACACATAAGGGTCGGACGTAGTGAACGAAGTGCCGTTGGTATAAAGAATCATTGGCAGTCCTTGTGCCAATCCATCATAATATTTCAGGTTGTCCTGTGCTTTGGTAAAATCGTTCACCTCAGAAGAAAGGACTATGGCACGATATTTGTAGAAGTCATGCACGTCCACCCAATCCTTATGCTCCGCTTTGGCAATCTTCCTTAGCCATTCAAGCTTGTGGTTGGTTGACGGTTGTTTGGTGACCGTGACACCTGGGATGGACAAGGAAGTAAGCTTGTGCCAGTTTCCGTATGGTGCCAGTAATGGTCCCGTCCTATCTGTTATGGGTCCTGAATCAATCCACGTGCCGTTATGCGTATAGATGGTGTTCGAGTTCAGTTTCTTTGCATATTCATAAAGGACTGGCCTGCAAGCGAATACAATCCGTGCGTTTGCTATAACCTCATCAAAGCCTTGCCAGAAATCGCTGTAGTAGAGGATATAGTCCTTCTTCACCGGCTTGTGTGGCGTGGCTATAACGTCTGCTTTGGCAAGGTCATAGGTCACGTCATAAATACCGGCACGGACAAGTGAATATCTTCTGTACCACGGCTCATACTTATCCTTGGGTCTTGGTAAATATAGCAATAACTTGCTCATTCAGTCCGTTCCTATATTCTGTGAAGCCATCACTTTCATTTACTTGGGTAATGGTAAAAGACAAGTCCTTATATTTCGCCTTGTCCTCATCAGAAAGCTTGTCATAGAGCTCCTTCTCCTCACCTCTCATTGATGAGATGAAATCAGCCTCCGTCACGTTTTCGTCCAGTATCTTCTGAGCCTCTTCTATTGTCTTTGGCTCTCCAATAAATGCAATTCCAATCATAGTCTTCTTCTCCTAACAATGAACCAACATATACCTTCCGGCGGCTGCTACCCTTACGGCGCTTCCACCACTTCTGTCCCATATAGTTCCACAAACGTATAACTTGCCACCAGTTGGATAATTATGGGTGTGCCATGTAGTCAATATTGGACAATACACGCAGTTTCCGACTGAGCCACTGCAAGTTGCCGGGAACATACCCATGTTCTTGAACTCTACATCATTGTCATACCTTGCATATGCTCCAACATAGCTCGTTGGCTTATAGCAGAACATAGCTGGGCAACCGCTCAAGAACTTGTTGCATCTCCAGCCAGCATTTCTGTAAGGATAGAAATAACTTTGACCGTCAACATACCAGCACCTGCCGTCAAAGCAAGAAGCCGGACAGTTAGTGAAAAGGATAGTTCCCCTTGGAAGCTTGTCGATGTCGTTGTCATAGCACTTCATGTTTATGCTGAACCATGGCATACCTATACCATAGTCATAGCAAGCCTCAAGCGTAAGGTTATTTTCTGGGATAATGTAGTGTGAGTGCTGAAGTACGGAGTTTTGAACGTGTGAGATGGACAGATGACCACAAGCAACTGCCGAACTTATAGGTCCGTTTGCTATTGCGTTGAACGGATATCCGTCGGATTCATACAAATCATTTATTGATACGTTTCCTGCTGGCCAAGTACCACCACTGGTACAACATGCTATCATACATACGACGCTTCGGCTTCTGTTGTCATTGGTTCCATTAGCGTAAAGATATTCATATGGCACGTTTCCCTTAGTTGATGAGCACATACAACCAACATAAATACAGTCCGGAGCCGTCTGGTAGTTGTTGTATACGCATACGCCCTTGTGGTTGGTCTTCGGTATAGAACAGCATCCAACAGAATTGTAAGTAAAATAGTCATCAAAGACTATACTTGTGTCGTGCGTATGGCTTCGTGACGGAGCCCACAAGCATGTCTTGGTTATTGTAGTATCGTCCTTGTTTTCCAAAAGAGCCGTCACAAGACCAGTGTTGGAGGCAGTAAGCGTAGAGTTTCCTATGGCTCCGTGGGCAGTCTTGTTGAACTCGTCCCATCCGACACGTTTAGTGTCTTGTGTTCCGATATGTCCCTCACAACATACAGCCCTTATAGCCCCTTCTGTTATAGGACACTCACGTGGCGTAATAAAGTTTACGAACTTGGTGCCCTTAGCAGGAGCCATAGTATAGTAAGTTGTGGCACCGGAAGTGACTACAATCTTGTTTGGTGATGTAGCCCAAGCGGCACAAGTAGTAAGGCTACCATAGTATGTGGTATTTCCGCATGTCACGACCAAAGACGGCGTGGTTTTTCTTGAATTCAATAATCCCACGGTAGTCGTGGTGGTGTTATTTGTTATGTACAAGTTTGGCATTATTCTTTCCTCTATGCTATATAAATACAATAGTTTCCTAATCTAAATCCGCCGTTAGCGTTATTTACCGCAAGCGTCTGTGCCACGCATACCGTATAAGCACAGAATACATTGGTAGACGGATTATAAGATGGATAATTGTTTCCACCATCTACGTAAATAGGTTCGTTCGCAGATGCCGTAATTGTTGCTGTAAACGGAATCTTGTAGAACGCATTATTTGATGAAACTCTGAAACGAACCTGGTCAGCATATCCTACACAATTAGTAGAATTTCCATAGCATTTGGCAAACGTAGAAGTTTCTGGTACGACTGACTGTGCGCAAGTTGCGGCAAAAGCACAAGCACAAGCCTCAGCAATATTTCTGCAAGACAAACCAAGGTCCTGAACGCAAGTAATGTTTGGAACCAAAGTCCATCCTGTTCTTCCACCACAGCATTTGATTTTATAGTGAATACCGAACTGTGGGGCGTTTTGAGTTGGAATAGAAATACCATTAGCCCATATATCTGCGTTACCATTCCAGTCCATCTTTATTACGTGGTTCCAGCAGCAGTTCGGACCGTCTTTTGTAGTCATGTAAGCCCAGTATCCAGCTTTTGTCCAGCACTGAGCATCTACGTTTCTTGTCACACCCATAACACCTAAACCACTGCAAGTGTTTACATTACAGAAAGCAACTGTATTGGCATAAGTACAAGCTGCTGATTTACACTGACCACCTACTGTTGATACATAACCACAAGTAGGAAATATAGTCGGACCGAGCCAAGTACATCCTGGGTTAGTAGTCGTGTTGGACAAAACTTTTATTGGATTGCTTCCCCAAAGGTTCAAGTTTCTCCATCCAATAATTTTGAGCCAGAAACAAGTACCATTTGATTCAACCGGATAATAACCCGTGATGCCATAATCGTTTGACTGGTATACAGTTCCTACTGGCGCGCCATCACCTGTTGACTTTACAATTGTACCATGACTATTATAAATCTGGAAGTCCACCATAGTGTCAGCTTTGCTAAGGTCCAAAAGTACATATCTTGTAGTACCATTTGGACTTGGGACGGTCGCAGTATATCCTGCAAGACAGTTTCCGTTAGAATCAAGGTAGCACTTAGCGTAGAAACAATCTGTCTGAATCCAAGAACCCAGAGTGTAGTTAGCCATCCAACATAGACCATAGCCAGGGTGGGTACAAGTATATCTACTGAGCTGTAAGCATCCACAATGTCCGCCAGTGTCAGCGAATACAATCTTTGGGTTTTCTTTTGAGTTTTCCCCACTCATACAACAAGAGCCTTTGCCTACAAGACATAACGTAGAGCCAGTCTTATCAGAACCAGTCATTGCGAGGATGCTACAAGTTGGACAATACCAGAAGTCAGGGTTACATCCTGTAGGTGTAGCGTCAGCAGGGTTTCCAAAGTATATGAACCTTTTTTGTGGGGCACTATAAGCACCTAATATAGTTTTTCTTGTCAAGTCAGAACATGCTACACAATTATAACTTTTTCCGAAACAATTAGCTTTTGTAGCAGTTGCGGCGTTCTTGCAAGCCGTTCCGATAGCGTGTCCACAAGAAACTGCAAAAGCACAAGCGTCGTTTTTACAAGATGTTCCAATCTCTTTTCCACAAGACGCAGTAAAAGCACAAGCATCATTCTTGCACTGTGTTCCTACGGTAGATACATAGCTACAAGTAGGAAGTATAGTCGGACTGTTCCAAGTACAACCAGGGTCAGTATTTGTGTTAGATACTACGCTTATTGGATATCTGCCCCACAGCTTTACAGGTGCTTTTACTCTAAGCCAGAAACAATGGCTTGGGGCTTCTATTGAATCCCATCCAGTAATACCAGAACCATTTAGTGCAATTACATGTCCCAATATGCTGGTGGCTTCTACTCTTGTTATCGTTCCAGAATTGTTGAGAGTATTGAACTGAACGCTGGTTTCAGCTGAACCTAAGTCCAAAAGAACATATCCTGTAGTTCCAATTGGTCTTGATATAGTAGCACAATATGCACCTAACTGACATCCGTTCTTGTCAAGATATTTGTTTGCATAGAAACAGTCTGTCTGGAACCAAGAGTTTGTTGTGTTAGTTTGCCAGCATAATCCTGCTCCAGGATGAACTCCATCATACTGGCTATACTGAAGACATCCACACTGACTATCCGTAGAAGCGAATACAATCTTTGGATTCACCTTTGTGCAAATACCAGACATACAGCAAGAGCCTGCTCCTACAAGGCATATAGCTGAGCCGTCTTTGCTACCCATCGCCATAATGTTGCAAGTAGGACAATACCATAAGTTAGGGTTGCATCCAATATTTTTTTCAGTGCCAGGCATACCAATATAAATAAACTTTTCGGTTGCAGCGTCAAAGGCTTCAAGGCAAACCCTTCTTGCCCATTCTGAGCACTGAACGCAGTTATAGCTTTTTCCATAGCAGTTGGCTTTTGTAGAAGTAGCTGCGTTTTTACAAGCCGTTCCAATCTCGTGTCCACAAGACACTGCAAACTTACAAGCAGCAGTTTTACATTGTGTTCCCACTGAAGTTGCGTAATTACATGCGGCGGTTTTGCATTGTGTTCCTACTATACAAGCATAATCACAAGCAGCATTCTTGCATTCTTTTCCAACGCAGTGAACGAAATTACAAGTGACTATAGCATCTCCACCGTCTTTTGCGCACCTGTTTGTCGCATCCCATACAAGTACGTGTCCGTCACAAATATCGGCTTCTTCGCTTCTTGTAAGGACTGGCTGGCAGCTATTCACATCACCAATTCTCAAAGTGCCGTCTGTTCCTAACTGAATTATACCGTTATTTGTGCCGTCATATTTCAATACCTTTATCTGAGCATCACCTGCAAAACAGGCTCCCTCACGCATTGTTATAGTGTCAGAGCAAGTGTAAATATTCTGTGCGTGCGTGCAGTAAGCTTTTCCGCACTGGTAGATGTTGTCATAGAAGTAAACCGGACCACGGAATTTCGCACACTGGTTTACGCACAATCTTTTTGTATATGCATCACAAGAACAAAGTTGTGTAATCAGTGCATCTTGCTTTACCTTTAGATATCCAGTATGCATGTAGTCTGAATCAATCGAGTCAGAAACAATCAAAGGTCTGTCTTTTAGGCAAAGACAGCCTCTTAGCACCATACATACCAATCCATATGAGTTATAAGCTATGAAAGGGTTAGCCATATTAGGGTCGCCAGTACCAAAGAACAAGCATTTATCCACGTAATCTGCAAACGGTATATAACCATAACACCCTGGGTCATCTTGGCCAAAACGACACCATATGCAAGTTCTTTGTGCGAAGTCCGCTAATTCTGCCTTGCAAGCTTTTCCTGACAATATCTCATTGCAAGCCTTGGCAAAAGTCCTTCCATCAAAGCAACAAGAGTCGTCGGCTTTTCCGTGCAAGTTGCCGTAGAAACCACTTTTTCCTTCGCTTAGTGGGCTTCCGGTTATGCAGACTTTAGGCGAATAAACCGTGTCATCATCTACACATACACAGCAAGAAGAGCACAAAAGTCCGTCTTTATATGCTACCAATTTATTCGGACGCACAACACCAATACCGTCAACCATCTGAATGTCGTCAAAGCAAAGATTGTGTGTGCATATGCATTCTGCTTCAATACGGTCTGCATATAAGCAGTTGTCTATATAAGTGCATGGTGAAGAAACACAAAAGTTTCTTGCGCAAATATCAACTTCTATTGGGTTGTCGCTTATAATAGAGTTTCCTACGCAAAGGTTTCCTACTGAAAGGCAGTCTATTGATTCACCACAAGTAATCTCCAAGTTTGAGGCTTTCACTTTTCCCAGTATAGTAAGTCCTTGGTTAGTAAACTCCTTGTCCTGGTAGATAAGTACGGTTCCCCTTGGTATACCGGAGTCCTGCATAATGTAAGTGTGGTCGTTATCTGGGGTATGTCCGGTGTTGTCTGCAAGTGAAATAACCGGCTCTTCTTTTGCTACGTTATATGTATAGTAAACCTCACCGTCCCAGTCTACCGCTACCGTGACTACCTCACCGTCGTTAGAAAGGAATTTCAAGTGGTCTAACGATGGGTCTTCCCAAATAAACTCCCTTCCACCGTTGATGGTCACTTTCCACTCGTCAGTATAGAACTGAATTGTGCCTGTGAAAAGAGGAATCTTTATTTCTTTCCAGACTGGGCTTGTCACGTCAATAACGCCCTTTCCGGTTATACCACCAGAAGTTTCGGCTTTTGGTATTGACAAGCTTGTAGAGTTTATTTTTGATGTTGATATTTCATCTGATGAAAAGCTGGAAGTTGACAATGAGCCGACACAAGCTTTCTGGATATTTGCGTTGGCACTCATAAAGCAGTCCGAAACTACTGTGTCAGCACCAATTGTTGATGTAGATATAGTGTCAGACTTTAGGCGTTCTGTGGAAACTTCATCTGTTTCAATACGTTCAGCCGTTGCCTTTCCGTTTACTTTGAGAGCGTCAGTGTCTACTGCATCTGCCCATACGCATCCATCAACTGTAAGGCTCTGCAATCCCGTGATGTTCTCAGTAGAAAGGGATTGTGTCTCCACGCTTTCTGCCTTTACTGTTCCATTGGATTCAAGACTTCCTACGGTCGCCTTTCCGTCTACGTTCATGCACTGAGACTGCACATTGTTGGTTTCAATACCTACGGTAGATATCGCATTAGCACAGACAGAGTTCGTGCATACAGAATCGGCCGAAACGTTTGTAGAGGATACGTTTGTCGTCTGCAAATTGTCGTGTATCTGCTCCAAAGCTTCAGTGTTCATATCTGTCTGGCAGGCCACTGTTCCTATACATTCAAATATTTCATCAATGCAAGACTGTTTATAGTAAGCTGATGTCGGATTACATAAACCCTTGCCCGTGTTGTTTACTAAGGTATTTAGCATTTGTTATTGTTCTCCTTTACAGAAATTTCGCTTGTAAGGCTTGATGGATTGTTGTTGTTACTATGGCGTTTATTTTGTTTGTTATTTTCCTTTTCTTTTTCTTTCTTTTTATTCTTGATGTTATTTGTCAATTTGTTCAACATAAACCAATATCTCCTTTCAGATTATTAGTTTTATTTACATATATAAATTTAGAATTCAACTCAAAATTTAGAAAAACTCAAAATTTAGAATATCCTTCCTACGCTTCATGATATGTATAACCGGAATTTCAAAAAAATTCACCTTTTTGACAAAAAATTTCAATTATTTTTTATTCTGCAAGGACTACTGTGCATTCAACTACGTCTTGTATATCTGTGGTGTTTATGTATGCGAAAACGCTTCTGTCCTTCACATAAAACATAACCTCACCAGAGCTATCCCCATAGCATGACACATACCCGTCAACGTCCTTTATAATCTGGTATGACTTTCCTACTTCAAAGTCAGATATATCAAGCTGGAAATACATTTGGTTTATATTGCAGTAATATCGTGAAAAGAACTTGTGCGTATAGTCAGTTATAGGTCTCCCCTTAGAGTGCACCAGAGGAGGCTTGTTGTTCTCCTCTTGGTAACTCTTTCTTTGAAACCTGTTATATTCGCTTCTGAGTATACTGTTTATTTCTTTCTGCTGTTCTGCCGTAAGGTGCGACAGATTGTCAAGAAAAACCTTAGTCATACTTGTAGTTCTTCATGTAAGGTTGTTTTATAAGCCAAGCCATATCTTCTTCTGACAATGGTGGAAGGTTCAAGCCTCCGATGTCTTCCTGCTTGTTTCCTTCTTTCACAACCTCTTCAAGCTCGTCTGTTTTTCTTCGCTTCTTTTCATCAGAAGTTTCATTATCCTCTTCGGAACTGCCTTGCTCTATCTTCTCAAGCTGGGCAAGGTTTTCCTCACCTACGAACTCTTTTACTTCCTTGTTCAGGCTGTTTATCTGCATAAGCTCATATACGCCATCCGCTACAAGTGCTGGTTCTGCCGTTGCTATACCGAATACAAGGTTTGTGACACCTTCTGATATATGCTTTATGTCCTGTCCGGTTCCCCTTGTCGCCGCATTGTATATTCCTTCCTTTACTGTAGACGGCATGGCTTTCTGGTCTTTGCCTTCCCTTATTGACGCAAGGCGTTCCTGGTTGTCCTTGTTTCTTTCATATTCAGTTGCTTCCTGCAAGAACCTCTCACCACCCTTGTGAGCGACATAAAGTGATGTCACGCCGACTACGACTGGGTTGAATCCAGACATTGCGTTCAACGCCGTTATGCCACCAGCAGTAAGTGCGTCCTTTACTGCACGTCCTACGGTGCTTTTGTTGTCTATTGACTGTGCCATAAGGGAAGACATTACAGCACCCTTGAAGTTGTCAGAAAGCTCTGATGTCCTTCCCAAAGACTGCTCCGCAATATTCCTAAGTTGCATTACGCCTTTGTCCGTTTCGCTTTCCTTGCTTCCAAAGCCCATTGTATACAACACTTTTTGTCCGAAAGACATCTCGTCGCTTTTGTATGCGGTGACAAGACGGTCAATTATGCCCTCTTTGGCGTTGTCTGCGGTTATACCACGGTCATACAACTGCGTGTTTATAAAGTAAGTTCCTGCTACTGCTCCTACATAGTCGTTTACGGCAGTGTTGAAGTTGGTAAAGTTTTCGTGGGCATATGGTGCAAGCGCTGTCCTTGCTTCCTCAAGAACCTTTGCAAGTCCGCCTGCGTTTCCTACTGGGTCTTCCTCAGCCTTCTTCATTGCTTCCTCAATTTTAGGCGTATAAGTGTTATACCAGTTGGTTGCCGCTTCCTTGTCCTCTGGATTAGTGAACTGGTTCAAAGACTTCTCAAGTGCACTTGACGTGTTGATGAGCTCCTTGTTTCCACCAGCTTTTTCTGTGACGATGGCTGTCGGGTTGGTGTTTGCGACGGCTTTGTCCCACTCGCCTGCAAGTGAGGCTTCGTCCGGCTTTGCGTTTTCAAGATTAGTAATCTGGTTCTCTGTTTCTGCAATGTATTCATCATATACTTTCAGTGCTTCCTGAACTGTAGGTGATGATTCATTCAAGGCTTGTCCTGGAATCTTGTCAAATACAGAAGACACGCCGTCCATGAAAGTAAGTGGTGTATTTGGTGTAATCTGTGTGCCTACTTGCTTTCCGTTTTCGTCTGCAACAGTGATGTTATTGCTTACTTTTGGGTCTTCATGCAAAGTATATGTCCTTGTGCTTCCGTCCTCAAGATGTATTGTAGCCGTACCAATCTCACGTCCAGGTCCTACTCCGAACATTGACTTCAAGTTTTCCTTTGAAAAGTCGCCCTTAGGGTTTATTTCAATATCCACGCCATATCCTGACTTTGTAGTAACGTTTCCGGTCGGAATCACTTTACCATTATTGTTTGTTATGGTGTTGTTCTTGTCATAGTAAGACAACCCCGGAAGTCCGGTTTCCTTTGCCATTTCGGTCTTGGCATATAAAGTGCCTAAGGTTTTTGATGGACTTTTTACATAAGACGATTTCACGGCGTTCAGTTCATTTGTGAGTTTTGTCTTTGTCTCTTCTATTTGCTTCTGTGTTTGGGGCTTGTCCACTCCCTGGACTTTCATAAGCACGTCGCTCTTTGCCGATGGGGAAGTTGGAGGCAGCATAGTTGCGTCACGCTCAAGGGTAACTTTCCTTTCTGGGTTTGAGGTCTGCATATTGCTCTTTGCCAAAAGCTTTGCGTCGTCAATATAGCTTTGTTTTCTTGCGTCAGATGTTGCCCTTGCTTTCTCACTTATGTCATTTCTGTAAGCGGACACCTTGTCAATTGCTTTCCCAATTGTTTTGTTGTATACGCTCTTTGCTCCATCAACCGCCTTTTGCAAGATGCTTCTGTCATTGCTTCTGGCTTCTTTTACGGCGTTGAGCTTGTCCTCATACTTGTACTTTCCCTCTTCGTTCTTTTCATACAAGCCCTGAAGATATGACGTCTTTGGAACACCTATTGATGACATTTCTTGTGAGGCGACCTTGCCGTGTATATCCAGTCCGGAATATCGGTCATACATGTCCTCTTTGTCACGTCCGAGGTTCTGCCATTGGTTATCTACCTTGTTCTTGTCCCATTCTTCCTCCCATTCACGTGGGGTGAACTTCACCTCTTTGTCATCGGCGTTTACATAGGATATAGTCCTGTCCTCATCAATGCTTTTATTCAGGGCTTCGGTCTGTTCCTTTGTCGGATTTGAGAAGTACTGTGACTCTACTGAGGTTTCTGTTGATGACGACCCCGATGATGTTTCATTGCTGCTGTTTTCGCTTATCGCTTCATTCAACGCATCAATCTGTTCTTGGGTTGGATTTGAAAAATATTCTGATTCTACTGATGTTTCTGTTGCCATACTATTATTGCTCCTAGGGTTATTGTGCTACTGATTGCTACTATTGATATATTTTTCCAGAGCCTCGTAGCTTTCTCTGATTTCTGATATTTGTCTTCTAAGGTCTTGTACTGTATTTGTTGATTGGCAGAGTATTTCTGCTGTTCGTCCAAGTCCTTCTGTAATGACTTTATAGTTGTCTCTGCTTCGTCCAAGTTCCACTCGAGTAAGTTCAAGTTGTTGTCTATTTTGCTCCAGTCTATATGAAAGGACGGCGTTGCATGCAACGGAAATAAACAAAAAGCAAGACAAAACAATGCAAAGAACTTTCTGCACATTATTCCTCCTCTATTGTTCTTGTTTGTATAGCTTCTTCATTCTATACAAGTCTTTGAATAAGTCCGCAATGAATTTATAAATCCATGCCTTGAAGTCTGGTGTCTTGAAGTATTCATCTTCCGTGTGTTTCATAACTGTGTAGTAACACAATTCTTGCTTTGCTTTTATATAGCTCTCGTTATCAGTAAGATTGTTGAAGATTATAGCTTTCTGGATAACGTCCTCAACCTTTCCTATGACATAGCGTGTCCTATACTTGTCCAAATTCTTCGGAAGGCTTCCTTCAACGGATTCACACTTGGCATTTGCATAGTCAAACTGTGCTTGAATCAAGTCCCTCGTATGTTGCTCGGACAAGCCTATTGACACACCTTTTCCGTTGAATTTGAAATATCCTTTCTTTATGCAATAGAGGATAATAATAAAGACTCCCGTCAAAAATATCAAGACTGCTTTATTATTCCCAAGACTGTTTATAGTTTCCCACATAGTTATTATTCCTTTTACATTATTAGTCCTTATAAAAGAAAAGGCCCGGCATTTCTGCCGGACCCAAAATAAGGAGGAAATATTTCTACTTATTAGCGGAACTTGACTACACCGCTTGAGCTTGTGCGTTCAAGCAAGAAGTTTCCGTATACGTGAGCCGTAATACGCATTTCTTCAGAATAGTCGTTGTTTGAAACAGCATCCGCAATGCTAAAGAGTTTCTTGATGTTGAGCTGAGTTGATGGATTGTCACCAATACCCTGGTTTCCTACGGCATTGATTTCATATTTACCCATCTGGTCATTTCCTACTGGGTCAAGAACTGCACCTACGTTTCCTACATCGTAGAAAGTAAGGTCGTCTGAATCATACATATAAGCAGTGTCATATGGTGTGTACAAGTCCATAGTAACGTCTGTGAATGCGTCGCCGAACGATGCTGAAAGTTCAGAAACACCGTTTGTATAGCGGTTCTTTACGTTTCCAGAGTTGATAGCCTGCCACTGTGCGGCGTTGATACCGAGTTCTTTACCGATATCGCCCCATTTTACGTTGTTTACGACAACGTTTGTCTTTGAAGCCTGACCACCACCGAAGCCTTTTACTAAGCTCAAAAGCTCTGTGATAGCGTTCATGTCTTTCATAGTACCAGTTGTGTCACCAAGTACAAACTGACCTGCAAGCTCTTCCTCAGCAACTGAACGGTTCTGTCCACGGAAGTTAGCCGTGATTGTAGAAGTCCAGCGAGCGTCGTTTGCGTCACGATTACCGATTGATGGAATCAAGTCAAAAAGACCTTCCGGACCAACTGCGGTAGCGTTTGCAAGATATGAGCCCTGTGCACGTGCACCAAAAAGTTCAATGTAGTCACCTACATAAACTGTAAGTGTTGCACCGCTTGAATTGTGAACTGTAGCTGTAACAGAGTCCTTTGTTTTTGATGTTACTTCAAAGTAAGCACCATTACCGATAAGGGCACTACCAGGAACTGCTGAATCTGCGGCACCTGCTGATGCAATCTGGAATTTGATACCACGCTGCAATTTGATTGCTGTAGCCTGTGGAAGATTTGAGAATGTAACTGTGCTTCCGCTGATTGTAACAGAAGTAGTAGTAGAGCCTAATGTAGTTCCATCAATTGCATAGCCTTCTTTCAAAGAGTCAACTACACCATATTTACCACCGAAGAGGTAGATAGCCAAAACTTTTGCAAGTCGGTCAAATGTTGCTGACATCTTGTTGTCGAGCACTTTCATATAAGCACCAGTTTCTGAGTCAGAAGTAAGAATTTCTGGCTGACTGATGTTGAAATATGCTGCAAGGTGTCCCTGGTTCATAGACCACTGTGCGTTCTGTGCACCGATTGCTGATGGATTTGCTACGATTGTTCCGAAAGATGCACCTACGTCACCACCGTTTCCATACTGGGTAGCATACTGCAATGATTCACCACCTTCCCATGCGGTGCGTTTGATTTTGTTCAAGGTTGGTGAGCCCTGTACCTTGTTATTTGTGACGCCTGGTTTGTAGATACGCTTCAAAAGCTGATACATGTAAGCGTCTGTAACTGGATTTACTGCCATTGTTTATTCTCCTATAAATTGTTTATATCCTTATTAGTTCTATTAGAGTCCTACAGATTTTGCGATTTCATCAATCTTTTCGTCCGAAGGTAGCTCGTCCTTTTCTTCTTCGTCTTTTTCTTCTTTATCGGCTTCATCGGCTTTGTCGCCTTTATCGCCTTTTTCTTCTTTTGATTCTTCTTGCTTTTCTTCGGCATCATCGGTCTTTGCCTCCGCAGATACTTCAACTTCAAGAGGAATATTGTATCTATAAGCGAGCTCCTTGATTTTGTCGGCAATCATTGTTGCGACATCAAGTGAGCCATCCTTATAACCGTCTACATTCTTGATTGCGTCATAGAATTCACGAACTGTGTCATAGTTTGGGTTGGCACTGGCTCGTTTCATTCCCTCATCAATCTTTCCAATCTGCTCGCCATATTTGCCCTTGAAATCGTCAAAAGCGATGTTGTCGTCATACTGGTCTTTTGCTTTACGCAATCCACCGATGAGCTGACCATCTACTTTATCTTTGAACTGGTTCTCAAGTTCTGTAAGGCGTGCTTCTAATTCTGCAAATCTTTCGTCTTCCATATTTTATTAGTTCCCTCTATATGAGTTATAGTTTTCCTTGAACGATTTATACCCAATCTGGTTATTGGTGTGTCTTATGACTATATTCGCACCATCCATTTGGACAATCATCTCAACCCCATCAGGGGCATTGTTTATCAGCTCCTGAAGTATTTCCATATTCAATTTCTGCTTAGACAAGCTGTCCAGTTGCTGGGCTTTCAGTAAGTCCTGCCTCACCAGTTCCTTCGCCCGTTTCAGCAGTTGGATTAGATATTTCATTACCGCCGTTTCCTCCTATCAAGTTATTAGTCGGTTGAAGTGCAGGTGCAAGGCTTTGTGCCGTCAATCCTTCAGTGCTTGTCATTGAGCCAGTCATAGACGGATTGTCCTCGAACATACCGAACTTTTCAATCATGATATCTTCCAAAGTTCCAAGACGTGCAAGCGCAACACGAACCTCACTGTCGCTCTTGTTGTCTGAAAGCTGTGAATATAGCAAGTTCTGTTGTATAGCGATTTCCTTTGCCAGTCCCTCTGGGTCTACATAGTCTGGAATAGCAAAGTTTCCATCCTCAATTGCGTTCTCAATTACCTTGTCAATACCAGACTGAATTGCCCTTGCGTCGTTGAAAGCGTCAACCAAATCCGGATTGTCGATGTAGTCCGCAAGTTTTGATATATCAATCAATCCTACCTGGCTCATCTGCATAATCTGTTGTGATGCCGTAGATGCGTCCCTTGAAATCTTGGGTACCATAGTATATTTTATTCTGAACAGCTTTCTTTCTTTCTTGAGGTCACCCCATGTATAAGAAGACTGCTCCATAGTTGGTGGGAGGATATATTCGTTGTCCGGCATAACTGTTATAAGGACGTTCGTCAAGTCCTCATAAAGGCGGACAAACGAACGAAGTTGAACTTCAAACCTGTCGTTCTGTATATCTTCCATTGTCTGCACCATAATGGCGGAGTTCACGCCAGCTTGTTTCTTTCCTTGTGCGTTCAACTGGGAAATACCAGTAATCTCGAACGCCATCTTTACATAGTAGTCCAAAAGGTTCTGCCATGATGGGTCGCACGGAGCCGGAGCTACGCTTTGAACTGGAAGTTGTGACATTCCAGGTGGAAGTTTTACACCCATTACGTTTCCGGTTCTGTTGTTTATGTCGCTTGTCTTTATGTTGCTTCCCTCTATAACATATGTAGTGTTTGCAGGCGATAACTGTGATGCCGCTGAAATCTTTTGGTTCAGTATGTCTATTTCATTCTGGATATCGTCCAAATCACGTACAAGTGAAGTTGTCCTGATTCCGAATACAGACGGCGTATATTGGCTCCATACAAGCGGGATGATGTCCCATTCCCACTTTTCTGTCCTTACGGTAAGTCCGTCAATAATCTCATATGCCTTGTGCTCGTTCAGGTCAACCATTACGCACCTTTGGCAGAATTCCCTTCCTTGATATTTTGGGGGTTTCTTTTCCAAAAGCGAAACTGGGAAGTTATTGAACTTTACCAAAACTGACTTAGGACAACCATATGCGGCTTCGTTATTTACAATACCTACTGTCCAAGGTGCTACACGCTGTATTGTATAATTGAAAGGGTCTACGAATATATATCCGGTTCCAAAAATACAAGCATCCCTTTTTACAGAGGTCATAATCTTTTCGATGTTTATTGCTTCGAACTTTCTTTCAATAAACTTCTGGCCTTGGTTTATAATCTTTTTTGATGATGGAGTTCCACCGTTCGTAGTAAACAAAGGTATGATATGATTCGTAGAAATCATTGAGACCAGTGTGTCTATACAGCTCTTTATTACGTTCGTTGATGGTGGTCTGGACAAATCTGGGTCTTGAGGAATATTGAACCCATATGAGTCCATTACCGTAAAGTCATTTGTAGCCCTAATATCAATCGTATAGTCGTTCAGATATCTGGCAAGGTAGTAGTTATACTTTTCTACCGTGCTGTCTATAGATGAAGTTAGCCTACTGAGAAGTTGCTGGTTCATTATTTAGTTTTCCTCCATTTATGATTTCCTGAAGAATGCCCTTCTTGTAGTTGTGATATTTCTTGTCAGTTTCCTGGTTCACCACACTTTCATTAGTGGTGACCGGCTGAACGTTGGCATCCTCATTATTCTGTGTAATGGAATTGCTCCAAATCTGTCCTAACGTCATATTCCCTCCTACCTTATTTTCCTATGTTTACGCCACCATAAGGTTTACCATTTGCAGATACACCAGCTTTGATTCCGGCTCTGTCCGTGATTCGTTCCCATAGCCCAGACCACTGACCGAATTCTGCTCTTTTGAGCTGAAGAAAATCATCAAAAGTCTTTTGTGAAATAAGCCCCTTGTCACGTGCTTCTTGAAGGGATATAAGCATAGTAACGGCAGACTCGGCTTGAGCGTCGATAAGACTTTTCTGAACTTCGCCTTGTTTTCCAAGTCGTTCTTTGTCTGCGGCTGCCTTTGTCATCTCATAGTCAGAAGATATGTTTTCAAGTATTGACCTTTCCCTGTCTGGAAGGCTTGACATAAAGCTGGCATAATCAGCGTTTGCCTTATTTTCAGCACTTTTCTTTACTCCAGAAGATATTGCTTCATTGTATTGGTGCACGTTTGCAAGATATGTCGTATACTGCTTGTCAACGCCCATAATCTTGTTGAAGTTGATTGGAGGAATATTTCCACCAGATAATGCAGAGATAATGCAAGATAGGGCAGTTCCAAACATTGCCAACTTTCCAGAAGTGTCTGCTCGTTTCCACTGACTCTGCTCTGTTGGTACAATCTTTCCATCTGGCGTAAAAGTTGCAGGAACATCATACTTTCTGGACAAGTTTTCAATTACTGTCTGTGAGGTAGTTGGCGTTCCGTTTCCTTTTGTTTCTGCGACGGCTTGCTCTATATCGTTCTGTGCCTGGATGGCTGCCTCGTCTGTTTCATTCAGTTCTGGAGCTTCAACTTCTTCCGTAGCATTATTCACTGCGTCCTGCACATTAGATTCAGCTTCTTCTACGGCTGCTTTATTAGCTGAGTTCCTTGCGTCAGCCATCTTTGCTTCGTTTCTTGCCTCATCTGCCGCAAGAATTTCTGGGTTTGCTTTCAAGGATGCGTCTTTTGAGCTGTTCATGTCAGGTGCATAAGCGGCCGCATTGTTCAGGTAGTTTTCCCTTGCTCCTTCCATAGCCGACTGCAAATTATTTTTTGGCTGTCCTTTTGCGAGGTAGTCATCTTTCAGTTTATTCAGTTTCCCTAACCTTTCATTTGACACATTCTTTTGTTCCCCATTTGTAAGAGGGTCTTTTATGCGTTTCTCCTCGTTTTCTATTTCTCTCAAGAGCTTGTTATATTCGTATTTATCTTTTATTGGTGTATTCTCGTCCATCTCTGCTTCTCCTTATTACCCCAAAAGTTTCGCAAAAGTGCCTACTGTGTTCCATGCCTTGTTAGTGTTGTTCATTGCTTCCTGAGCTGCTACGTCACCTTCGTGTTGCTGGATTCCGGCTTTTGTCTGAGCCTTTGCAAGTTCCTTTGCTTCTTGTCCGGCTTGCATTGATGCTGCGTTCTGTGATGCCGTGTCATATCCTTGCTGAACCGCATCAGTTGCGGCTTGAGCACCCTGTATTGCGGACATAGTTTTTGATGCGTTATTCATTGCGGCGGCTGCTTTTGCTTGTCTTTTGGCAATACCTGCCTTATCTGATGCAGCGACTCCTGCGGCTGCTCGTCCTTTCTTGTATAAATCCTCAGCGTCAGATAGTTTTACGCTGTCTACTGTCGCTTGGGCTTTTTTGGATGCATCACTTGCTACGTTTGACGCTTCTGTCTGTCCGAAAGCGTCCCTAAGTGCACTTATAAATCCTAACATATCGTTTATCCTTCCTTTCAGTTAGTTTATGAACATGGAGTTCATTTCTGGTGTCTTTGGCATAACGCCCTCGGTGTCGAGCATGAAAAGCCCTAACAAATCGTTAGACTTGTCGTCATCTGTGAGAAGTTTCATTCCGAAAACTTGCCTAATCACTGGGTCTTTTACAAGGTCTTCCAGTGCCAGTGCCATAAACATATCGTCTTTCATATACTTATTAGTTCCCCTTATAGTCCGTTCCGATATACGAACCTTCCTTTGGAGTCCGATTCAGTAAAGGCAAAAGCCGTTTCAAAGTCCACGTTGTCATATTCTCTGCTTCCACCTTGGCGTAGTCCGAAAGACAAAATTTGGTTCTCACCGTCATATCTAATCCACGTGACCACCGATGACGGTTCAGGTCCGTTAGGGTGTATGTCTTTCGCCCATGATATAGCGACTTCAACATACAAATCAGCCCATCCCCTCTCATCATAGGAATTCTTTGCGTCTTGCAGCATGTCGTTTATGTCGTCCAGTCTGCTTCCCCACGAAAACCTTTGGTATACATTAGAGCTTTTATTCTTTATCTGTTTTGGTCTGGAGGGCTTCCCCACGTTCTTGTAAGGAGACTCGCCCTCTTTTTTGTAAGTTGGAAAAGTGCTTCCTACCGACCATCTTTTGTAAGGGCTGAGTTCTACCATATACTACCATATCCTTTTTCGTCTGTTTGCGTTTATAATCCTTGTAGGCAAGAAGTGGTCTTTCTTTATTGTATCATAGAAAAGCGTTTCTGCCTGGGGTATAAGGACTTCGTTTACATATGTTGCGTTCAATCCAATTATAGCCGCTAACGTGCTTGCAATCCTATATTCAAGAAGCTGGAAGAAGACTTGGTGTGGATAAGAAAGCACTGTATCTGGCACGAACGAGCACCAGTATATCTTTCCGTCCCTGTTATTGGTGAACACAATTCCCTTTCCGGTTGTGTCGTTTGTTTTCAGAGACCATGCCCTTCCCCTTGTAGCGTGTCCTGAAGTATTGAAGACGTTCCACTCAGTTCCATCAAAACCAGTATAAATCCATACTGAATTGTCTGAATATGTGATTACGGCATAAGGCCAGTCAAAGTCTGCCCAAATAATATTCAGTTCTTCCCTTTGAAGTTCATCTGGCACGTCAAATACGCTATTTTCATAATCGCAAGTTATTGTATAGTCGCCATAGGTATATGTCCTCTGAAGTCCTGGGTCTTCGTCCGTTTCAATTGATGCCTTGGTTTCTGTGTCATAGATATACCAGACGTCATTATTTCTGTAATAAAAAGTAGTGTCGTCCCTTGACAGAATCATGTCCGCTTCTATATCAAGTTTTTCGTTCTCGTCTGGGGCGGTGATGGTTGGTGGCATAGTGACATACTTTACTGTATATGAGCCAGAAATACTTTTGCTTCCGATTATGCGAATAGTGTTATTCTCAATCTTGTATTCCGCCGGTACATACTGTCCCTTAGGTGACGGGGAGACTGGTGATAAGCAGTCATTGTTCCACCCTTTTATGTATACGCCTACGACATACATACAATCATCTGGAAGAGGGATTTCGTTTCCATCAAAATCAAATGATTGGGTAAACTCGTCCGTTTCCCTTACTATATCATTATACAGCCGGTAGAACTCATTGTTCAGAACGCTGTTGCACGTTTCGAAGTCGCTTGTGTTGCTGTTCCTTAGGTTTCCGAACCACTTTGCGTTCCTTATTATTTCCTTCGCTGTCCTTGTCATTGCCATCTTTATTCGTCTCCTCTTGAATTATTTTCAGATATACTTTGGTCATTTCTAAAGCTAAAGTAGAATCCATAATTATTTTTCCTCCTCAAGGTAATTATACAAGTTTTCCAATATTTCCCTTCCCCCTTCACGGCGAAGTAACGTGGAAATATTCTGTTTTCCTCCCATATTTGGGACTTTTATTTTAGGCTGGGATACTCCATCATAGTATAACGTTATATTTAGTTGTGGAATTTCACGCAGATATTCATTGTCTGTGCTTTCCCAGTCTTTATATTCATCTATAACGTCTTCTATTATTTTTGAATAGATGTCGTTGTCAACCTTGTCGTTTTTGTCTTGGTACAATCCGTTCTTTATTATAGGACGAGCCGCCTTCGTAACGTCAGGTATGCCTTCCATTTCATTGTGCTGCTCAACGTCTGGTGACAAGTCAGGGAACTCCATTGCTTTTTTAGCTTTGTTTCCTTTCGGCATTTTTATATTTATAGGGTGCTTCTTGCTTGTGTCGAAGCTTCCTATACCGTCAAAGCCCCCTCCAAAAGAAAACTTGGGTTCTGGAAGGTCTGGAAGAGACATACCCCCTGGGGTTGATGAGCCAGATTGACTTGACACTTTTGACATTCCTGCCACACCAGAACTTCCGCCTGAGCTTCCAAAGCCTGACTGCATTACGCTTCCGTTAGGAATATTTGATTCACCCCCGGCTTGTCCGAATTCAATGCCTAATCCGTTATCCTCATTAGGGCTATATTCGGTCAGCGGTTTGTTGTCACTTTCCTTTGCCATCTTATGCTCGAACTTGAACGGCTCGAACTTGGCGGAAATTTCCTGGACTGACTTCTTGAGCTCTTTTGGCAAAGACTTTCCGTGCTCCATAATATGACGAGCAGCTTCCTCGATTATCCTTTCCCTTACATTGGTCTTTTCGGTAATCTGGATTGGCTTTTTGTCCTCTTCCTTTGGCTTCTGTTCTTTTGGTGCTTTTTCTTTCTTTGCTTTTTCTACATAGTCACGATAAAGAACTTGCTCTACCTCATCCTTTTCTATGTGGTTATTGCTCAGCTCATTCAAGACTTTGGATGCAGAGTCTACCTTAGATACATAGTCCTTCCAATCTTTCAACCATTCCTTGCTTCTTTCCTTCTGCTTGTCCTTGTCAGTGGTCTCACTTCTTGCTACGGCGTTCGCAAGCTTTTTCCACTTTATGTGGTCGCTCTTTTTGGACAATTCATAAAGCTCTTCAAAATTCCATTGTGAAAGCCGGTCATAAAGGTCTTTTGAAACACCTTCCTGCCAAATTTCACCAGTATCGTCTATCTTGTGAACTGCTCCAAAAGCGTTTTCAAAATATTCCATTTTGTCTGGACGGTTATAGTTTTTGGCACCCTCGTATATACCTGCGACGGTATCTTGCATTTGCCTTCCTTTTTCTGCCCTTTCTGTGTCGGTATATAGAGGAAGATTAGGCAAAACGTCGTTCAAGAGCTCAGCCATCTCGTCCACGTTATGTGATGTTATGGCTCTGTCTAGCGTGCTTTTTACGTTTTTCTTTACGTTCTCGTCCTTCGCTATACTGCCTCGCTCTGGGTCGAAGTCTGGGTTTACTATATAGTCCTTCCCTGTCGCAGGGTTATAGTTCCAGTACCCAGCTTTTCTTATCTGTTCCTCAGCGTCGTCTTTCGCAAGATTTACCTTGTCATCATAGTTAGGGTCGTTAGGGTCGAGGGTTCCTACATATTCGTTGTAGTAGTCGTTCAGCGTCTTACTGAACGCATTATATTTTTCCTTTTCGTTTGGTGCCTTGTCTATTGCGTTCCACTTTTCTTCCGGGAGCTGGTTCAGATATTCGTCAAAAGATATGAGCTTATCCTTATTTTCGTCAGCCAGTTTGAACTCTTTCTTGGTGTCAAGTTCTGGGACTGCTTTTGCCTCTGTCGGAGTAAGTTTGTTGTCGTCGTTTTTGTCTGCCATATTGAAGAAGTCATCATATTCACCATTACCTTGGTAAGATTCACGTATGTCGGTGAACTTGGGTGTTTCTTGAGGCTTCTGTGATTCAGCAAAGTTTGAAAACTGCTCAAAATCGTCCATTATTCTTGTTCTCCTTTATTCCACGGTATAACCATTCCTACCGCATATCGCACGGCATCTGAGATGTCACCATGGTACACCTTATCGTCCAGTTTGTATATCACTGTATTAGTGTTCTCGTCCCTCTGCCATACCAGCCTGTCACACTCCTGGTCGAAGTAGTCGTCTTTCTTTATGACGAGCCTTCCTGATTCAAGGCAATCACGCACCAATCCAATCTGGTATACTTCGTTCTTTTTATAGGCGTTTACGACATGTTCTACGCCTTCTGAAAATATATCCGCTCCTACGTCCTGCTCATTATGGTCTTGGATAAACCATACGTCGTCAAGTTTATAGGTGTCCTTTATAAACGCATAAAGTTCCTTTGCCTTGTCAACCTTCGCTGATGCGGACATGCCTTGCTGCTTGAATTCGTGGGCCAATACCATGTTGTTGTTTTCATCAATAAATACCGGAGCAAAAGCCGTGCAATCTCTATATCCATAATCCAATCCGATATAGCATTTCACTGGTTTGAACCCTTCTGGAAGAGCTCCCTTTTCGTTATCAAAATATGTCCTTTTTGGATATACCAGTATAGTCGTATCGTATGCCAGTTCACCCAGATATTCACGGCGGAAAGTAATGTTGTTTTTGTCCCATCCGTGCTTGGTCAGTACGTCTTCCAGAGCTTCCTTGTAATTCGGAATTGATGGATTGTCTGACATTGTCGCATGGTAGTGTGAGATGGCAGGATTATTGATATACTGCTCCCAGAGCGTTCCTGCGGTGAGCGGTCCTGTTCCAGACAGTATAAGGATTCCGTTCCTACCATCAAGAATTGGGCCTACAACCGTGTCAATAAAATACATAAGTCCTTTCTGGCTCTGCATCTCGTCGATGATTACCATACTAAAGTCAAGACCACGGAGCTTCTCTTGCTGGGCGGTGTTGGCATTACCAGTAAGCCTTATTTCACTTCCGTTCGTAAAAGATATACAGAGGGAGCTGTTGTCAATATTCCTTACCGGACACTTTGTTTTTTCGACCAAAGTAGTAAGAACTGGCCACATAATTTCCTTTGCCTTTTCAGTGGTGAGACCTACATAATATGCTACCCTGTTCTTTACCACCTTTCCGTTCGGAGTTTCTATTACGTCAGGTCCGCCTAAGCAGTGGTCAATCATCTTGCATGCGTCAACGAAAGATTTTCCGCTTCGCCGGCCACATAGCATTGTCATTGTCCTGCTTGCGTCATTGAATACCTCTTTCTGCCATGGGAAAAGGACACGGTATAGCAAGAATCTTACGAACTCGGCATCCGTGCTTCGCTTCTTGTCAAGGTTTGACTGCAACCATTCTATTATTTCTATAACCTTGCCGATGTTGTATATCGCAACGCCTTTATTGTCTTCTTCAATACTAAGGGGCTTGAAAAGCTTCTCAACATACCCTGCGAGTTTAGTTCCAGACGTTATCTTTCCGTCATACAGAAACTCTGTCGCCGTGTTTACGAAGTCCTCAACCAGCGAATAACTGTCCTTTGGAGGGACTTTTTTCAGTGTCTTTTTCACCAGCTTCGGCATCGGCTTATTCGTAGTGTCGTCAAGCTTTTCTTCTATAAGTTTTACGTCGCTCTTCTTCATGTTATCTCCATCCTTTAGGCGTGTTGTTATAGGCTGATGTCTTCTTGCTTTCTATTGTCATTGACATAATATGAATTTCGTCATTGCTTCTTACACCTATTTTGAAAGCATTTCCTACCGTGTTGTCTGGGTTTATTCTTACCCTATATGTATCAGCCTTCCACTCGCCTTTCTTTATGGTAATTGGCTTCGACCATATCTTTGTGTCCTTGCCGTTCATAG